GCGCGTCGGCATGTTGGGCCTGATCGGCTGGAACGGTCCAAAATTGGGATCGGATTCGATGGGAAGGTGCAGATCCTCCGGCTTAACCTCCTTCGGCTGCACCGAACCAACATTGGTGGACGCCGCGCCGGTCGGCGACTTGCCTGACGTGTTGTCGGTGAATGTCGCGCCGGCGCTGATGCGAACCTCCTGCACCCAGACATCCACCACCAGCAGGTTCAGCCCGCGACGGCTCTCGCGGCTATACTCCATGTGCGTCAGGTTGGCCTGCGGATAGATCGCCTCTGGCGTCACCACGACATACATATCCAGCGACGCCACCGCGCGCTCAAGCTGGGCGAGGAACTCGGTGCGTTGCATCGTGCCGCTGCCGATCGCGAACGAGATGCGGATGTCGAAGGGGACCTGCACCTTGTTGTAGGACGCGAAGGCGCCGCGCTCGATCGGGAAATCCGCGATCTTCATTTCGTGGCGGTAGTCCACCTTGATCACGCTGTCCCAGTTCGCGACCTCCTGCATGTTCTTATCGAAGATGCCCCATATCGGCTTGCTGAACAGCGCGCCCGGTTGGTCCTCGGTCATGGGCGCCACCAGCGCGGCGCTGAGTGCCATGCCGTAGGGGCTGACGTCGCCCGCTAGCGGCCCGCTGATGCCGGGGGCGTTGACGTTGATGCCCTGGGCCATGCCGCCGGCCCCTGGTGTGATACCGGAGAACGGCAGGCCGAGGCCGGCGGATGCGTTGATGTCGCCGGCGCCTTGGGCGATGCCGATGACGTTGCCGAAGCCGCCCTGTAGCGGCGGCACACCGGGGAATTGCAGCACGCCAGGAGCGCCTGCGGTGTTGAACGATCCGTCGGGATTGAAGCCATAGACCGGGACCAGCGGCATTTCACACCAGCCCCGTATCGACCTGCGACACGTAGTCGTAGCGCTTCAGCTCGCCCTTGATGCTCTTGGCGATACCGGCGGCATCGGTCGCGGCGGTATGCACGTGCAGATCGCCGATATGGGTCTGTGACGACTGCGAGCGATCGACGTTGGAGGTGTTGCTCGCCATCTGGAACTCCTGCGCCGTGGTCGAGGCGCCGACCGGCGGGAGCGTCTGGCTGCCGCCGGCCCAGGAACCGCCACCAGCGCTCGCCTGAGCGGCCACCGGGACTGGGGGTGTCAGGGTAGAGACCGCCGCCGGGGATGGCGCCAGCGGTGCCCTGGGCGGCAGCGTCTGGGGTGTTGGCGGGGTCGCCGCCGACGCGACCTGGGGCGCCGGCGAGGTGCCGTAGCGTTTGTGGATGGATTCCAGCGTCGACTGATAGTTCGACGCGGTCGCGTAGCCGCTGTGTCCCTGCGCTTCCAGCCCTTCGGCGACGGTTTTCGCCGCGAGCACGGGGGCATAATGCTTCGGGTGTCGCTTGAGGAACTCGACATAGCCGGTGGCGGCTTCCTCTTTGCTGCCGAACGTCGCGAAGCTGGCATTGATGGTATACCGCCCGCCCTTCCCCTCTTCTTGCGTCGAGACCGGCGCGCCGGCACCGCCGACACCACCGCCCGACTTGATGCCATAGACGTTGTAGCCGCCCGGCGTGTGGGCGCCGCCGCCCGATTCCAGCGTTGCCTGCGTCGCGCCGACCTCGGCGACGACCTCGGGATGTGGCAACCCAGCCTTGACCGCCGCGTCGTAGATCAGCTTCCGCTGCTCGTCGTAAAACGCGCTCTTGCCGCCGCCGACCCCCAGGGGTGCGACGGGGCCATCGGCAGCAGCGGGCGCCCCGGCGCCCTCGCCGCCACCACCGCCGCCGCCACCCTCACCCTGACCGCCACCACCGCCGCCACCGGGACCTCCCGGCCAGCCGGGAGCGTCAGCGGCAGGCGTGCCGATCGGTGGTAAAGCGCGTGGGGCGCCTTCGCCGATACCGGTGCCACGGCCCCACACCGCCGTCGAAGCGGGCATTGCGGCGGCCCCACCGGCGGGAGTTGGCTGCGCCGCTGCGGCGGAACCACCAGCAGGAGCGGCCCTCGGTCCGCCGATGAACTCAGGCACCCAGTTCGGCATCCAGCTCGGGCGTCGACTGCTGGTGTCATCATCGCCGTGTCGAGCGGCGAATTGCTGGGTCAGTGCGGCGCTCGCGAACCCGCCACCGGCGGGCGCCACAGGCCCCTCGACGGGCGTGCCGATCGGCGTCAGTGATGCCGAGCCGCCGGGCCTCGGTGCCTCTGTAGCAGCCGCTGCGGGCGTTGGTGTAGGCGCGGGTGTCGCGGAAGACGTTGGGGCGGGCGCCGTGGGCGCAGCGGCGGGCGGCGTTGGTGCCGGCGCTGTGGGCGTCGTGAAGGCCGGCGCAGCGGGTGTCGTGGGCGTTGGTGCGGGCGCTGTGGGCGTCGCGGCGGGCGGTGGTGGTGCCGGCGCTAGTGGTGCCGGCGCTGGCCCGCCACGGTTGCTCGGCGCCCACCAGTCGGACGCCGGGGCCGCTGGTGCTACCGGGTGCCCTGCTGGCTGGGCGGGTGTTGCCGAGTGCGCAGCCTCTGCCGCCTTCGCCGCCTCCTCGTCAGCCTTCTTCCCCGCCGCCGCCTGCGCCGCCGCGACGCGCTTTTCCATCTCCTCGCGGCTGATGACTTCGCCGGTCTGGCGATGGCGATAGCTCGCGGCATTGCCGCCGCCCGCCTCAAATTCGCCGGTGACGTCCTTCACGTCGTAGCCCAGCGCGTCGGCGGCTTGGTTCGCGTGCCGCTCGGCGAGGATGTCGCTGCCTACGGCGATCCCCGCGATCACGCCCACGGTGCCGGCGCCAGCGGCGACGCTGGCGGCGGTGCCGGCGACAGCGCCGGCGGCGCCCACAGCGCCAGCGGCAGTGCGGGCCGCGACGAGAGCGAGCAGCGCGTCCTTCAGCGATATGATCGTTTTGATAGCCGCGAAGATCTTGCTGCCGAGCCAGAACGTCGCGAACGCTTCCATCACCATGTGCCAGCCGCCGATCGCCTGGACGGCCTCGTTGGCGACGTGGGCGATTTCACCGATCGTCGTGGCAAACTGACCGGCGCCGCCGTTGATCAGCAGATCGAAGTCACGCGCCAGGGCGAGGATCGCCTCGCCCAGTCGCTTGCCCCACTCGGTGGCCTTCTCGGTCAGCCAGTCGCGGTTCTTGTCGATCCAGCGCTCGATCCGCTCCACGATCTGGGTGATGCCGGGACCTAGTTCGCGCCAGAACGCCCTGGCCAGCCCCATGGCCGAGTTCTCGACCTTGTCGAGCGCCGCGCTTAGCGCCAGCGCGTCCTTGGCATCTTGCGGCGTCGTGATGTTGCCCGAGCGCTGCTGATACTCCCGTTCTTTGCGGATCTCCGCGCCACCGGAAATGACCGCCGGCGCCAAGCCGGGGACGCCCATCTGCTCGACACCATATTGCCGCTGAGCGCCGGTCATCCCCTTGCGGTCAGCAGCGTCGGCCAGTACCAGGGCGATGTCGTCTGGCGACATCATTTCGCCGTCGGGGCCGATGATGTTGGCGCCGAATATCTCGCGCGCCTGCGACGGCATGTTGGATTTGCCGGTGTAGTGCCACGCCTGACGCTCGCGCGCCAACGTCGCCAGCGCGCTGGCGGTGCCCTGCGCCGTGCCGCCCAGGCGGCCCGCCATGTTCTCCCAGGTGGTCAGCGCATCGACGTCCATGCCGATGCTGCGTGCTAAATTGGAGGCCTGCTCGTTGGTCCGCAGGATGCCGCTGAACAGCCGCTCGATCGCCGAGACCGACATCGAGATCCCGAACAGCGCCAGCAGCTCGGTGGCGACGCGCTTGACGCTGTCGGCGGTCTTTCCGTAGGCCTCCTCCGCCCGGCGCGCCGCTTCACGCTGCACCTCGGCGGTCTGCTTCGCCGCCTCCTGCTGCTCGTGCGCGGCCTTCTTCGCCGCCGCTTCCTGCGCCGCCGCTGTCTTCTCGGCAGAATCGATCGCCTGCTCTGCCGAACGCTGCTGGGTATGCGCGGTGTTGGTCGCGGTCTTCTCGGTCTCCTGCTCGATCCTCTGCAGGGTGGCGAGAACCTGTTGCAGGAAGCTGTTGGTGGTGGCCTTGGCCTGCTCGATCCCGTCACCGAACTCGGTGGGATCGAGCTTCAGCGTCATCGTCAGTTCATCGATGATCGTCGGCATGCGGCCCTCGCTATCAGACCGCGTCGGTCGCTGTCAGATCGGGTTCACCGACGCCATGATCGTGGAGAACCACGGACCGTTCGGCATCTCGCTTTCAAGCGTGTAGGTGTATGAATAGGTCAGGTAATACCAGATGTCGCCCGGCTTGTCGGGGGTGTCGCCGCCGTTGAACAACTGGCTCTGCACGCCGATCTTCTTGCCGCCCAGCAGCACTTTGCGGAACAGGCACGTGAAGATGATGCCCTTCTCGTTGAAGGTCGGGTAATCCTTCAGGCCGTTCTGCGGAGTGAACAGCGGCACGTCCTGCCCGGCGGCGCGCTCCTTGTTGCGCTCCCAGATGGCAAGCACGTTGTTCTCCAGCGTGAAGTTGATACCGGAATGCTCGGCGATGCGCCTGATCTGCTGCAAGACCGTGCCGGGATAATAGATATCGCGCAGCTTGGCCTGCACGCCGCCGGCGTCTTCGAAATGGGCACCCATCCGCTGGGCGAGCTGCTGCATGGTGCTCGACACGTCGACCGTGCCCTGGATGCTGACCGGCGGCGCCGGCTTGATGGCGGCGAGACCACCCTCATAACCGGTGACCTGCAGCGCCACGTCGGGCTGCGACGTGCCGTCGAAATAGGCGTCGTAGATGTTGCCGTAGAACACCTGGGTCATGCCGGCGAGATCGTCGCCCGCCTCGACAATGACGCGGTTGTCGCGGGTGCCGTCGTATTTCCGACCGAAGGTGAGCACCTTCTGCATGTCGCTCAGCTTCATGCCCCAGATGCGAAGGTTCAGCGCCGTCTGCTGGCCGAGCGCGCCCTTGGTGATGGTTGCCTGGGCGCGATAGCCGCGCAGGGTGATGGTGTTATGGCCACTCTCGCCGAACTGTCCGGTGCCCATCGAGAAGGTGATGTCGAGCTTTCGCCTGATATAGGGGACCGCCGATGCGAACGCCCCCTCTGTGTCGGCGGCGGTGAATTGCGCGGAGGCGTCGGACATCGGCTACACCGTCGGTGGCGCGGTGCTGCCGAGGCCGCCCTGCACACCACCATGGACATGCGTGTTGTCGATGTGCTTGCCGTTGCTGGTGATGGTGCCGCCGGTCTGCTCGATCGGACCGACGATCTTGATCGCCGCCGCGTTGATGGTCAGCGTGCCGGTCGCGGTGATCGCCATGTCCTTCTTGGTCAGCAGCGCCATGCCGTCATCGGTGAATTGCACATACTGCTCCGGCGCCTGCTTGGCGATCACCGTGCCGATATAGAGCGCGTCGGCCAGATCGTGGCGGCGCAGCGATCCCGGCGTCGAGGCGTCGCCCTTGTTGGCCTTGACCGCGCTGATGTCGCGCGAGGCGCAGACGATGACCCCGATATCACCCACCTTGGGGTCCATGATGATGCCGTTGGCGCCGGTCTGCGCACGGTGATACGGGATGTTGAAGATCGTGCCGTGCGGATGGGCGTTGCCGTCGCCGTCGATCTGATGCACCAGCAATTGCACGTCGATCGTGCCGGGTGGTGCCACCTCGCCGTTGCTGCGCGCACTGACCACGGTGACCACCGCCGATGTCGCGACCTCGGACAGCACGCTGTCGACCATGAAGCGCAGCGCGGTGGCCTCGGAGCCGATGCCCTTGGCGCCGCGAAATCCGGTATAGCCATCCGAGCCTGACATCTAGCGCTCCTGGTCGCGTGTCGCCCATCGCGTGGCAAGCTGATGGTTGAAGTTGTCGACCCTGATCACCTCTGACAGCTTATAGAGATCCGCAACCCCGTAGACGGTGTCAAGCTGGTTTAGCGTGGCGAGCTTGGCCGAGATCACCGCCCCGAGCGCGCCGCTGCCAAGGTTGCGATATTCTGACCAGATGGGTTGCTCGCCTCCGACGTATCCGCTGTCGAGGTCCAGAACCTGCCGCGCACGGAAAAACCCAGATGGGTGTCGAACCACGCCTCCCGCAGCGTCATCAGCGTGGTGAGTTCTTCGATGTCGTCGTTGATGATCAATTGCCGCACGATGTTGGATCGCTCGGGGTTGGGCTGGTAGGTGACGCACGCCATCATCTCGTCCAGCAGCGGCTTGCACACCGTCCAGTCGATGCCGCCGATGCCATGCACGGCGATCCACGCGGCACAGCCTTCGAAGCCCATCTGGAAGAACCCCGGCGGCACGTTGGTGTTGCCGGCAGCGAACATGGTCAGCAGCCGACCCGCCCAGTATTCCGCGTCGGTCGCGGCCATCTCGGTGATCCAGAACACCTTGCCTTTGTCGCGCCCCTCGCGCTCGATCACCACGCGATCGCGCCGGCGCGCCATTAAAGAAGCTGCTCCACAGCCGCCGGCAGCGCGCTGAGCGGCACCGTCGTGATGCTCTGCCACGTGATCGAGAACCGGCGCGGCTGCAGGATGCGCCGCGCATCGGCCATCGGCGGATAGTTGGTGAGGAACCCTTTGACGCAGTGGAACGCCCGGGACACCGACTGCAGCGTGATATGCGCGTCGGCGACGAGCACCTCGCGTGCCGCCTCCTGCGCCGCATACCAATTGTCGAACAGGTCGTTCGACCGGCTGTCCGCCTGCAGCGCGATGGTCTGCACCTTGGGCTGCGGCGTCCAACCGCCCGACAGGTAACCATCGACGCCCATCAACGTCTCCACCGGTGCCACCAGGGCATGCGAGAAGATGTCGTCGGCGGCGAACCCGTGCAATTGTTGCGGCGTGTCATACAGGGTCGGTATCGCGATCATGAACACCGCGTTGGCGGCAGTGATAGTTGCCACGGTAACCTCCTTACCCGCGCGAGCGGTGCTATTATTGGACCATCACTGACGCGAGGGTGAGCCGCTGGATGCTGCCGCCGTCCATATACCAGAACGTCATGGGCGGCGTGCCACGGGAGACACGAACCTCCGGCGGTGGATCGAGAACCTGCAGGTAGTAACCGTTGGACTGGAGGATGCGATCGATCTCCACGCCCGCCATGGTGTTGACCTCGGCAACCTGCGCCTGCGACAACACCACGCCGATGCGGATCGCGCCGAAATTCACCGCGCGATTGATCACGTCCTGGCACGCCGCCTTGATCATGGTGTAGCCGACCTGATTGTAGGGGATCGACCCCGCCTGGGTGAGCAGGTCCATCAAGGCGAGTTGGAACGCGTTGTTCATCCAGATCTGGTTGACGTAGCTGTCGATCCAGCGATAGGGGCCGGACACCAACCCGGGATACAGGAAGCGGAACAGATCGTTCGCCGTCGTCCAGATGCCGTAGTAGTTGTAGAAATTGGATTCCAGGTTGGAGGCAACCGCACCGCTGGTGACCTCGGGCACGATGCCGGTCTGGCCACGGAACGCCAGGGTCTTGCGACCGTTGAGGCGATTGAAATCGATCGCCGCGATGGTGCCCATGGTGAACATCGCGAGGTTGCGACCATTGGTGACCGACGTCGATGAGATCGGCACCGTGCCGGATGTCAGGTTGGTGTTGAGGATGCGCCCCAGGCTGCTCTGCGCGTTAGGCGAGACGGTCGGCGAGCGGTCGAGGTCCCACGCGACATAGAGATAGTTGTTCTGCTGCAGATTGGTCCAGGCGGCAAACTGCTGCTTGTAGGTGTTGGTGGTGCCGGCAACGGCATCAATGTCGAAGTCAGTGGTGAATGACGCCCAGTTCTGCGTCAGCTTCAGTATGTTGTCCATACAAGCCGCCACCGAATCCAGCGGGCGTCCCCCAGACGTCCACGACATGCCCATCGGCTGCAGACGCGCGCCGGTGGACTGCGACAGGCCGATCTGGGTTGCCAGATTGCCGGACCACCCGGTCAGATGCGACATGGTCGGCACGCGCGTAGTGGTGTCGGTGTTGGGGGCCAGGAATGGTGCGACGGCGATCATGAACTGGAAGGTCGCGCTATCCCAGGTGCAGCAGTTGACATACGCTTTGATCGTTATGGGTGTGGTAATGTTCAGCGTGCGGTTGATGGTGAAAGTGCCGGTCAACCAGTTATCCGTCGTGGCGATGCCGTTTATGATGTAGGTGCCGGCGGGAATGCCGGGACCGGTGATCGGCGATCCAGCCTGGAAACTTCCGCCGACGGCACCGTGCGAGATGATCCTGAGCGTAGTGCCACTGATCGTGCCGCTGGCTTGGGTGATCATCGGGGAGCCATAATACGGGATAGCGGCACCGATCATCTGCGCCGCCATCGAGAACGATGTGGCGCTCGCCAGGGTGATGGGCTGGCTGGTCAGGCTAACGCCGTCCATCATCAGGGTGATCGTGGAGTTCGCCTGCGTCGCCTGGAGCTGCGGCAGCGTCATGGCCGGCAATTGCGCCGATCGCAGCCACGCCGGCAGCCAACGGCCACCGCCGGTCCAGGTGGCCATCAGCAGCGCGCCAGGGCGCTTGGTGGCATTGATGTCAGCAAGGAAATACGTGCCGGCCAGCATCGAGATGTAGCTGGTCGGGCCGAAGAATGCCTGCACCGACGTCAGGTCAGGGAACGAATAGACCTGATCGATTGGAATGTGGTTATCGTAGGTGATCACCAACCCAAGCAGATCGAGGCCGACGCCACCCGCGTTGAGAACGGACGGAACGACAGAGACGATTTGACCGGCGGGAATCGCAGAACCGCTCATGGCGCGAGGCTCCTCTGGTATGTCGGGGAAATACGCGCGGCGTGACGCGACGCGGTCGGATCAGGGGGTGTGCGGGGTCACTTGCGGCATCGTCACCACATCGACCGAATAGATGCCGAGCCTCAGTTGGTCGGCGAACTCCTGATCGAGCGAGACGACGAGATTGACCTGGGTGTGCAGATCAACGATCCAGCGGTCTTCCCACTGTGACTCGGCATTGGGGAACGGCACCATGCGCGGATCTTCGGCATAGAGCGGTGTCATGCCGTAGGGTTGCGACGCCTGCGCCAGGAGCTGGCAGCCCCGTTCGTCACGCCACGTGGTCTGGATCGCCAGCGCGTTCATGTTGCCGTTGGGACCATGCACGTCGCACTGATAGACCACGTCCATCGGCTGCAGCATGGTGTGCCGCCCGGCATAGATATTACTGCCTGCCGCGACCATCTGCGGCGGCGCCACGGTGTAGCTCCCGGGGGTCTCCAACACGGCGGTGACCACGCTGCCAGGAACCATCACCGAGCCGTAGAGCAGGTATCCCGGCAATAGCTTTGGGCCGGAGGTCACGGTCAGCGTGTCGTTGACGATGCCACCGATCAGATGAAGATCCGCGTCGGCGTCGACATTGGTCGACAGCCGTTCGCGTCGCAGCGTGGTCAGCACGCAGAAGTCCGGCGACAGCGGTTCCGGCACCCGGTTGCCATAGGCGCGGATCACCTCGACGCCGGTTGGCAGGATGCCGAGCAGCACCGCGCGCACCGCTGTCATGATCTCGGTGTCGCCGATACTGACCAGGGCTGGCATCAGTCCTCGTCGTCGCGCTTGGTAGTGGCGAAGCCGGGGACCGCCGCATTCGGCGTGGTCACCAGCATTGGCTGCTGGTCCTTGGCACCGTAGTAGATGTCCTTGCCGCGTTTGGCACCGTAGAGCGGACGGATGGAATCGACGCCCGAGATGGTGCCCTTGTTGCGCGACGCATAGAACACCTCCTCGCCCTTCTCGGGTCCGTAGGTGTCTTCCATGTTCGCCTTGATCTTGGCGCCCTTCTCGGTCAGCGGCATCGCTACAGCTTCAGCCGGATCGCGCGGCGCAGGCCGTCATCGAGATGGCCGACCAGACGTGGTCGCGGGAAGTAAAGCGGATTGACCACAGGCGTGTCATCCGGCACCACCGGCGGTGCCTGCATGACGATCTCGGACGCCCAGGCCGGACCCATCCGCAGCCAGTGATAGATCAGCCGCTGCTTGATGTCGTCCGGCACATAGTCGTCCGCCGCGAAGTCCGCCGGCCACTCGGGAGCCGGTGGCGCTTCGACCTCGACCGCCGTCACCTCTGGCGCCGCCTCCACCACCGGCGCGGGGGCTGGCGCGGGGGCGACGTAGACGACCGGCAGATACTCGACCTTCGCCTCGGTGATGAGCCTCAGGTCAAGGAAGTCCTGGGTCGCCTCCTTGAGCTGGACGACCGGCTCGACCGGCTCGACCGGTGCGGTGTCGCTCACGAGGTTATCCGAGCACGGTCCACGTGCCATCGCCGCCCGAGAGATACAGCACCGCGCCTACCGTGCCGCTGGAATCGGTGTAGAGCGAGCCGATCTGATCGAACCCCGGCGTCGCGCCACCGGGCGCGCCCTGGCCGACCGAGATCACCATCGAGATCGGCGGCGTGCCGATGTTCACCGCACCGCTGGCTGATGCGGCACCGACGGTCTCCTGCAGCGCGGAAATTTCGCCGGCGATGGTTGTGAAATTGGCGCGGACATCGGCGGTGTAGGCCTCGCCGCTCGCCGGCTTGGTAACGTCGACCATGGAAGGCATTGCTGTTCTCCGTTGCTACAGGATGGTCACGCGGGCCAGATCGTCGCGCCGTCGTCCCAGGTCGTGCCGTCGTCGTCCCACGACGTCAGCGGCACGATGGCGCCGTGGTTGGGACCAAAGCGCCGCCAGTGCTCCATGAGCTGCGCCTGGACATCGCTCGGCACCGAGGTATCCACCGGCGTCGAGGCGTCGAAGACCACCGGGCCGCTACCGCTTCCACTCATCGCAGGCTCCTTTTCAGACGGGGGACGGAGGGGGTGCCACGAATGGCTGCGACGGCTTCGGCGACTGCAGCGTGACGATCACCTTGCACCAGTCCGGCCACTGCTCGGACACCATCGTCACCAGCCACTCGTAGCCGTCGAACAGGAACACATCGCCGCCGGTCTCGTCGGCGCGGACGATCCCTGACCAACTGCCGTTGATGTAGACCGACAGGCGGTTCGCCTGGACGTTGAAGCCGACATCGGCCAGCAGGCGCAGCTCGTCCGATGTCAGGTTCTGCACCTGTCCAGGCCCCGACAGCAGCTCGTAATTTGGCACGCGCGAGCCGTCGGGGTTGGTGGTGTAGCCGGCGGTGGCACGACGGATCTGGATGGTGCGGAACGGATTGACGATGCCGATCAGCGGCGCCGCCATTTGGTGGAGGTTCATCCCTCGACCACTTCGTGCTCGACGCTCTTGACCATCAGGCTCGTTTCGATGAGCGGCTTATCAAACCCCTTCCGGTCGATCGTGCTCTGCGCCAGCGGGGGTTCCATCAGCGTGTTGATCGACTCGCGCACCCGCCCGGCGATCTCCTGACCCAGCGTGTCCAAGGTCGCGTCAACGTCGAGGTCGTTACTCTTCAGTATCACCGACGCCATCTTGCCCCACTTGGGCGACTGCGCGGCGATCATGTTGCGGAAGAACGGGCGCGGTGGCTGGCCGTGCTTGGCGATGCCGAACTCATTCCACGCCGCGACCTGCGGCACCGAGGTGCCGTCGGGGTAGGTGCCACCCTTCAGGAACCCGACCTTCAGCGTGCGCGGGTGCTCGGCGATCTTGCGCCGCAGCTCGTCCAGCGCCCCGGAGTTTTTCCTTACCAGTGCCGCCATGCGCCGAGCCTGCCGGTGAAGGTGTTGGCCTCGGGGAAGGGCTGCGGCCCGATATGGTATTGCCACGTGCGATACTGCGCGGTGGCCGCCCAGTAGAGCGCGCCGTATGGCGTTTGTGTATACCACGCCTCGCTCGGTCCGCCGCTGCCGGCGGAACCGTAGTCGGAGGTGATCGACACCGAGCCTTCGGTGGCGGAGTTGATTCGCCCGACCATGCCGACACCCTGGCCCGGCGTGACGAACCCGCACGCCGTCAGTCCGCCGTTCAGTGCCGCGATGTGGGCGGTCAGCATGTCGAGGTAGCCGGCGCGCGGCTGCTGCGCCGGCACCGGCGAGCACGGCGAGTTGTCGCAGAACATCGTCGCCTGATTGAAGAACATCTGCGCGCGCGGTTGGGTGACCGCCTGAAACTCCGGATAGCACGCCATCCAGTGCGGGTAGTCGAACACCACGACATTGGGATCGACCGGGACGATGACGTCGCTCATGGGTTACGCCGGATACTGCGTCGGATACTGTTGCGGCGGCTGCTGCACTGGTTGCGCCACGGGCTGCTGTGGCGGCGGCGCCATCGGGCGCTCCTGCTGGCGGCGCTCCACGATCGCCAGGGCCTGCTGCTGCGCCTGCTCTGCCGCGCCACGCTCGGCTGTCGCCGCCTCGGCCTGCGCATCGGCCTGCTTGCGCAGGATCTCGGCCTGCCGGATCTGGGCGTCGGCCTGCCGCACCCGTTGGGCGGCCACCTGGGCGGCGGTGCGCGCCGCGTCCAGCGGGGTGTCCTCGGCGAGCGCGCCGCCGGTGTCATCCTCCAGCCCTAGCTCAAACCCGTATTCGTCCTGCGTATCTTGCATGGCATCCACCTCGGCCTGGGTGACCGGTCTAACGGTGTCCAGCAGCGCCGGGTTCGCGGTCATCCACTCGTTGAACGCCGCGAGATCGACGTCATAGGTGATGCCGGTGCCATGCACCGCGCCGGGGTCGCGCTGGCCGACGATGGTGACGGAATAGGGGTCGACCCCCTCCGGGTGCGTCGTGGCCGAGCATAGCACCGAGACCGGCAGGGTGCTGGCGACGATCGTGGTGGTTGATCCGGACATGGAGAGAACTCCCTTCTATGGTGTGCCGTCGATTCCTTGCACGGTGATCGCGCCGACCGACTGGCGCAGTCGCATGGAGATCGACAGATCCTGGGTTGGTCGGGCGAACGCGTCGCCATTGCGGAAGCCCATACTGGCCATCAGCGCCGCGACGGACCCTGCCTGTGCGGCGGTGCTCGGCGCCGACGCGTAGGAGATGGTCGAGGTGATGCCGGTGGTGTTGCTGTGGATGAGAAACTGCCACGGCGCGGCTGCTGACACGGACGCCGTCAGATAGGCGCCAAGATCGGCATTGATGCCGGCACAGATATCGTCGGCGCTGGCGACCGTGCCGAACACCCGCGCCAGCTTCAGGGTGAGGCCGTCGACCACGATGTCGAACCCGAGGGGAAAGAGGGAATTGTTGTTGAACAGGGCGAGCAGATCGAGCACGTCCTGATCGCTGAAATCGCCACTGATCAGCAGTGCCGATGTCGCTTCAACCGGCGCGGTGTAGAGCACGCTGTTGGAGGGCGGCGCCTCGGTGGCGCCGCTGGCATTACTTGCGGTGACGACGCAGCTTATCGTGTGGCCGTCATTGCTCGCCAGCAGCGGCAAGGTGTCACCGTTCGGGCCGATCGGCAGCGTGTCGTCCTGCATCCACTGGTAATCATAGTGGGTTGGGACATTGGTCCAGTTGCCCATCGTGCAGCGCATGCGCTGCTCTTCCTGCCAGACATAGGGCACGTCGACATTGACCGGCGGCAGGAGCGGGTCGATCGGCGGTGCCGGCTCGAAACCATTCTCCAACCCGTAGGTCTGCAAGGGATCGCCGTTGGCGTCGAGCTGCTCCTGGGTCGCGTCGGTGATGAACGGGGTGAATTGTGGGTGCGCTACCATCCATTGGTTGAACAGCGCGCTATCGACGTCATAGGTCAGGCCCCAGCCGTTGACGGCGGACGGATCGCGCTGGCCGACGATGGTCTGCGAGATCTCCATGCCACCAGTGGTGCCGTGCGGCCCCTGCATCAGGACCGAGGTCTCCATTTTCGACGCGACGGTCACGGTGCCTGACATGCTGACCCCTCACACCGCGTCGGCGGTCGCGATCTTGCGCTGGAACTCCGGCGGCAGATTCTTCGGATCGATCGGCTCGAAACCGCTCTTCTCGTTACGGTGGTCGTTGGCCTGGGCGATCGTGTCACCCACCTTGGCCTGGGCGAATATCAGGCCGTTGCGCACGATGTCGGCGTCCTTGTATTGCTCCAGCCACTGCGCGAACCGGTCGGCATCGACGCCATGGGTCAGCGCGGCGCCGTGGGCGATCTGATAGGGCGCGTCCTGTCCGAGCTTGCGTGCCGGGCCGTTGATCTTGTGCTGCCACGGCAGCGCCTTGGCGATCTTCATGTCCTTCACGCCGCCGGTCATCACCGGCACGCTGATGGTCTCAAACTCGTAGACCTGCAGCACGAGGCCGTTGGGGATCTTGCAGGCGACGGTGACGGTTCCCGGCATCGCCTCAAACCCCGATCATACCGGCGATCGCCAGCGGGTAGCGAATGATCGCACCCCAGGTGCCGCCGGTCTTCTTCTGCGCGTAGCTCGACAGGCTGCGCACCAGCGCGTGGTCGCGGCTCTTCTCGTTGAAGCCGCAATAGCCGGTCTTGTTGCCGTCGAACTCCTTGGCGATGAGCTGCACCAGATTGCCGCCGGCCACCGCCGAATAGCGCGGGTCGGTGACGTAGGAGATGTTCGGGAAACTCTCCTTGATAAACGCCTTGATGGTGATGCCGAACGAGTTAATCGCGGTCAGCGCCGAGGCGACCGTGTTCGGATACACCAGGGTAATCGCGGTGTCCTGCGTGATGTAGCCCTGCGAATTGGAGGTGAGCTGATTGAACATCAGCTGGAAATCCTTGTAGATCTCCTCGGCGGTCGCGGTCACCGCGCCGTTGAACACCCACTTATTGGCGTTGCCCGCCGCCTTCAGGGTCGGCAGCAGATTGGCCGGCAACGACGGATCGTTGGTGATGCCGTAGTTCAGCAGCCCGCTGACCCCGAAGTGATAGGTGAGGTCGAGGAACTTATCGAGCGTCTTGGCAGCGCTCTGCTGCTTCTCGCTGACCAGCTCCAGCTTGGCCGCGCCGGCGCGCTCGACCTCCAGATCACCGTATTCGATGATGGTCTGGAACAGATAGGCCTGCCGCTGCTCCCACTGCTCGTTGACGTCGGAGCGGCCCATCGTGTTGTAGTCGCCGTATGACGACACTTCGCCGGTGTTCTCGACCACCGGGATGAAGATCGTCTGGTCGACCCACGAGCCTTTCTTCTGCTCGCCGAGGATCTCGGCGCCCTTGTTGGGCGCCTGCAGGATACGCACCACCTCGGAGTCTACGAGCTGGGTAAAGAACGCCGGAATGCCCGCGTTCGGCAGCGTGACCAGCCCCGGCTGCGCGTCCATGCCCAATGGCACGCGCATGTCATCTGGCATGTAGTCGTAGGTGAAGGGCATGTGGATGCCCCACTCCTCGGCAAGGCGCTGGGCGTCACGGGCGAACTCGGAACTGCGTTGCATAGCGGCTCTCCTACAGCTCAGCTTGAGGGGGTTGTTGCTCGTTTAGCCGAGCGGCTGGCTGGTCATTTTGATCAGCTCATTGGCGAGGCCGGGAGTTGCTGCCCACCACTTGGTCTCGGTGAACCCGGCGATGGTGGCGCCGGTGGCACCGAACTGGATCGTGCCGCCATCCATCACCGCGCCGCTGGTGTGGGCGTTCTTGGCGAACGCCCGCTGGCCGACCGCGACGGCGCCCGCGCCGGTGTTGCGCACGAAGAAGGTGCCGCCGGTGAACACCTCGCCCACCGGGAAACCCGCCGGGATGAAGAACGAGGTCGAACTCGGCGTGGTGAAATAGATCAGGTTCAGTCCGTTCATGTCGCGGTGCAGGAAGCCGCTGGGCACGCCGCTGCCGGTGTTGAGCACCAGCGTGTTGGTGGCGACGTCGGCCCACACGAAGCGCGCGATGAACACCCCGGCTGCCGCCGGTGGCACCGCACCCTGCGTGCCGCCCGCCTTGAACCCGCCTTCGACCGACGGCAACGACCAGCGCGGATCTTCCGACGCGAAGTCACCCTCGACGCCGATCGCCTGGGTGATGTTGATAACAGTTTGAAACGTCATCTCGCTGGCTCCCTGGGATTAGTGGCTGTGCAGGCGGTTGGCGTTCGGGAACCGCTGGAGGTATTTGTCATTGCCCGCCCGATCCATCGCGAGCGGTCGTGATGGCTGCTCGCCCGGCTTCGGGATGCGCGACAGCAGCGCCTTGTAGGCGCTGGGATGGATGTCGGTGACATCCTCGCCGGCCTGCTCCAGCGCGAACCTGTAGACCTCCTGCGCGCTGTCCATCGCGCCGAGGATGTCGCCCACCCAGGGGCGCACGAACCGCTTCGCCTCGTCGCGCTGATTGAGGCGGTCGGTGGTCTCCTTGACCGCTTTCGCAATGGCCGCGTCCATCGCGACCCGGGTGACAGGCTTGTTGTCCATCGCGGGGGTGTCCTTGTTTGCAAGACCGGGAAGCTTCTCGGCGACGTCTTCCTGATCGGTGGCGCAGTCCTCGTTGTCCGCGCCGCCGCCATTGTCGGGCTTGGCGGCGGGCTTGGCGGGCGGCGCGTTGGCATCGGGCGGCGCGGGCGGCTTCACTTGTTTCAACGCATGCAGGATGATCGCGAGGTCATTGTCATCGATCTGGCCCTGCAACAGCTGTTGCACTTTCGCCGCGAGGTCGTTGTCGCCGCCCGCCGCCGGATTGGCCGCCGGATCGTTGACCGGCGCCACGCCGCTGCCTTCGGCGGCAGCGCCACCCATGGCGAGGTTGCCGCCACCGGCATCTGGCGCACCACCGGCACCGGCCATCAGGTTGTCGGGCGGGGCGCCGGCGCCGGCGCCGTCGAGATGCTCGTGGATATGCACCTCGGCGTCCTTGGCCAGCACCGGCTGCAGCGCGCGCTTCAGCGCCGCCTCGATCTGCACGCGCTTGTCCTGCCACGCCTTTTCGCTGGTGGCCGGAGAGAAGATCCTGACGAGGTCAGGCATCTTCTGATCCTTCGCCAGGAACGGCGCGACATAGGCTGCCGTTGAGCCTGCCATCCAGGCCGCGCGCGGCGATAGCGTCATAGCGGTCTCCTTGGGTTTGCTGTCCATCACCACGACATCGGAACCGGCGCGACCGGCCTCGACCAAAGCGATATGGTTGGCGCGGATGTTGGTCATCACGCCGTCGTATCGCTGGCTCATGTAGACGCCCGGCTGCATCACCGGGTCGTAGCGATAGCCGGAACTGAGTTCCTTCATCTCGCCGGACTCGATCATGGCGATGGCTTGGTCTGACCAGAAGACCAGCGAATTATCGATGTAGGGCGGGTTCCAGCGCGCGTCGGTGCCGGTCGAGCCGACGACGCGACCACGCTGGTCGTCCGCCGCCGTAACCGGAATATGCTGGTCGAGGATCTGGATGTTGTTGAACGTCGGCACCGCGCGCTGCAATTCGCCGGGATGCCGCAGCAGGTTGTAGAGACGGTAGGGGTCCAGCCCGAGCTGCTCAAAGCCGGGGATCTCGTTGCCACGGTATTGGTTGACGCAGGCCTTGGTCAGATGACTGACCGCGACGTGCAGCCTGCCGTCCTGGTCGTAACTGCGCATCGAGCGATCGAGCGCCAGCATGACATTGTCGAACGGCATGCTAGGACGCTCCCGCCGCCATGATGACCAGCAGCGTCGCGATCACGATGATCAGCGGCGCCCAGGTCTGCATCAGCCGAGCACCGGTGCGACGACCATGGTCAGATCGCGGATGTAGAGCCGGTCGAGCGCGGTCTTGTTCACCGTCAGCGTCACCCAGTAGGGCACGCCCGCCGATCCTGGCGGCGCGTGAAATCCCACGGTGATCACCATGCCGCTCGGGTCGATCGAGTTAGGCCAGTCCGATCCGGCGACGTGTAGGTCGTCCTCGCTGAGCGCTTCGCCGTCGGCGCGGTTCACGCCGATGGTGACGGTGGCAATGTCGGTGACCTTGTCGCCCACGCTGCCGAGGTCGGAGGAGACGTCGATATAGCGCCCATCGATCTCGCCCGCGCGCAGCGGCGGGATTGGCACCGGCGCGTAGTTGGGCGTGCTGCAGCAGGCTGCCGGTGCATATGAATAGGTCATGCGGCCACGCTCCGCTTGGTGGCAGGTAGATGCACGCCATACAGAGCCACGCGGTCACGCGGTATGAACGGATCAGGCGCGATCCCTCCCTGGCCGGCGATGCGCGCCACGGCGTGGTGGATGAACTGCTGATCGCCGTCCGCTATGACACCACCCTGGCCGGCCAGCCGCGTGCGCGCGTGCAGCTCGCTATGGGCCTGCAGCCGCACCCGACCGGCCCCGGCGATCCTGGCCGCCGCCGGCAGCGCGACGCCCGGATGCGCCCTGAGCGCCGCCCGACCATTGATCCTGGCGCCGCCGGAGGTCACCCATCTGCCGGATGGCCGCACGCCGCCGGCACCAACGATGCGCGCCGCGACATGCCACGGCGCCTTGATAGCGACCCCTTGCACGTGACCGGCCCCGGCGATCCAGGCCCGCACGCGCGCCAGGAGGCGGCTGGACGCCCGTATGCCGCCGGCCCCTGCGATGACAGCGTGGGCTTGGCGCGCGGCCCCAGGCGCGGCGCGTAGCCCGCCGGTGCCATGAATTATCGCACTCGCTACCCAGGTCGTGCGCTTCTGGCCGGCAGCGCGCACCGCGCCCGCGCCGTGAATGGCGGCAGATCCCGCCCAGTGTATGCGCGGTTGGCCGGAGGCACGCACCGCACCGGTGCCGTGGATGGCGGCAGACGCTGCCCAGGTCGTGCGTTTCTGGCCGGAGGCACGCAACCCGCCGGTGCCGTGGATGGCGGCAGATCCCGCCCAGTGTATGCGTGGTTGGCCGGAGGCGCGCACCCCGCCGGTGCCGTGGATGGCCGCCGCCGTGTGCAGCACCGCCCTGCCGATCGCGCGGACCGCACCGGTGCCGTGCAGCGCCGCCGTCACCTGTTTCGGCACGCCCCGCACCAGGGCGATCGCGCGGACCGCGCCCGTGCCGCCGAGCAGCGCGGCAGCGTGCTGGGCAAACTTGACGATGGCGGTTGGCCGCACCGCGCCGGTCCCGGCGATATGGGCCGCCGCTGCCAGCTCCCGCGTGGTGGTGGCGCGTGCCGTGCCGGCCCCGGCGATCCGCGCTGCCGCCGGCTGGGTCACCTTGTTCGGCGCGTTGGAGGCGCGCAGCCCGCCGGCCCCAGCGATCACCGCCGTCGCGTGGTAGGCGCCCCGGAAGATGCCGTCCGCCCGCACCGCGCCGGTGCCATGGATGGTGGCGGTGAGGTGATAGGTCTGGTGGACCTGCGTGGCGGCGGCACGCAGCCCGCCGGCGCCGTGGATGATCGCCGCCGCGCCGCGCGCGATCGTCGGATTGGCGGTCAGCCGACCGACCCCGGCGACGGCGCCGCCGGTGTGGTGGAACGAGTCGATGTCGGCTTCGACATAGCCGCCGGCATCGATCTGTGCCCGCGCCCAGGCCAGCGGCGTGATCGTGGCGCGCAGTGCGCCGACCCCGACGATGCGCGCCTGGGTCCGCGCCAGCACCCAGGCCGAGACGGCGAAGCCACCCCGGCCACCGAGCACCGCGACCGGCTGATAGGTACGCGCACGCACCCCACCGGTGCCGGCGATGCGGGCCGCCGCGCTCTTGAGCGAGGCACCCGCCGAGGCGCGCAGCCCACCCGTGCCGGCGATCGCGGCCCGCGCCGCGCGCAGCACCCGCGTGTCCGCCACGCGGCCACCGAGGCCGGCGAACTTGGCGCTGGCCGGTCGCAGCGCCACCGCCGCCGCGTAGACGCTGCCGAGGCCGCCGAGCCGCGTGTTGGAAACCGGCACCCGCCCCGAGGCGTTCGCCGTGGCCGAACCGGTGCCCGGGATCAGCGCCGAGGCCGGCAGACGCACGTTGAGCAGCGGGGTGATCTTGCCTTCGCCGGCGATCAGCGTCCCGCCATAGGCCTGCCCTGGCACGGCAGCGGTGGCGCGCAGCGAGGTCGCGCCATCGATCTCGGCCTGCGCCAGCACTTGGCCGCGCGTTGCGGCGCGCACGCCGCCGGTGCCGTTTATCTGCGCCGCCACCGGCACCAGCGCGCTGCCACCCGCCAGCAAAGGACGCGTGGTGATCTGCGGCGATCCCAGCGGGGGCAGGATCAGCGGCGTGCGGAACAGGCCGCGCTCCAACTGAAAGCCACCCAGCCGCAAGGTGATGTTGACGTCACCGGCCCGGACAAACACCGAGAAGTAACAAAGCCCAATGCTGGTGCCACCGGCGCCGACGGTGCCCGAGCCGCTGTAGAGCACCAGCGGATGGCCGGGCGGCGCGACGTTGAGTGTGATGTTCCCGGTGGTAATGGTGACGTTATAGGCGATTTGCCCGATATTAGTTAGATCACCATCGGGCATGCCAATATAGGCTGTGGCGGTAAAAGTATCGCCATGGGCTACGATATTATAGCTGCTCGGCTCGACGTAGATAAACAGGTTTCCGTCACTGAAGATCGTGCCGAAATACTGGATGTCGACGTAGGCTATGCCGCTCGCCGCGTCGGTGCCGACGCCGACCACCTGTTGCGAGAGGCCCGGCAGCAGCGGACTGGACCAGAAGGTCGGCATACTGCCGCCGACCACCGCGCCGTCACCCCGGGGATTGCGTATCCAGTTGGTCTTGCCCCCGCGTCCTGAGATCAGGGCTTGGGCGTCGACGGTCGCCATGTCTCAGCGACCGGGTGGTGGCTAGGCCAAGGTGATGATCAGCGCGCCGGGCGAAAATACGAGGCTGTCGCCGGCGTTCAGCGCGCGCGCCGTGGTCAGCGTGCCATACCAAAGCATATTGCCACCCGCCGGCGCGGCGGTGTCCCAGACCTGTAGCCCACTGATCGTCGCCGAGGAAAGGATCGGCCCGAAGGTCATGGCGTTGGTGTTGCTGGCGCTGCCGGCGGGCGAAGCGGCGGCGGCCATCTGCAGCGTCTGACGCGTCATGCCGGAGCCGGTGGCGATCTCAGATCCCGACACCGACGACGGGATGCCCAGCGACAGGCCGATGCTCCACGCCACCGGGCGCGTCGCCGGCTGGGCATTGAGGGAGAAGTCCAGCATGCTCTTCTGTAGATACGCTCCGATTCCGGCCATCTCTTTGCTCCTCCAAAGCGGCCTTGGCCGCGATTAACACGTCCTCATGGCCGATATCGGCGATGCACGCGGCGGCTTCCGCGTTCTCGGCTTTCCTGCATGTTTCGATCGTGTCATGAAGCTGATGACACGGCCAGCAATCGACGTGCTTCGGATCAGCGCGCAAGGTCGTCGTGTTGCGCCAGTGCTTGGTGATGTTCTCCGGCGAGGCGTGGCTCAGCAGCATGATCTTCGGCAGCGCTTCCATCGCCACGCCCCAGGCCAGCCCGGTGTCGGGGGTGATCACCAGATCGCAGTGCTGCAAGGTCGCGAGCGATCGGCGGATCGGCCAGGACGGATGCTCCGGATCGGTCGACAGCGCCGCGTGCATGCCGTCGGGGCCGCCGTTGAACTCAAGGCAGAAGTCCTGCACCCGCTTGGCGATCTTGGCCTCGCTGTCGCCGCCGAACATCACCACCGCGACGCGCAGCTCGCGCACCAGTTTGGCGACCAGCAGCGGCAGATACGGCCACATCTTGTCGAGGCGCGAGCCGGCCAGGACGATGCCAACGACGTGGCGATAGCCGCCGGCGCCCCGCACATGCGCCAGGGTCTTCGCCGCGCGATCCTGTTCCTCGTCGGTCGGGTAGAAGCGCGGGTTGAACTCGTGGCGCACGCCGACGATGTCGTGGACGAACTCCAGATAGTTCACGCCGCAATACTTGCGCCGCCATGCCGCCGGCCAATTGAACTGCGTCTGTCCCGGCAGCAGCGCCAGCATACCTTCGCAAGAATGCGATAAATTAAACCACTTGTCGTATTCGCGGCCCCGGTGGGCGAACCACGCCTGCCAGTGATTGCCGTCCGCCGGCAGATCGCCCGGCGCGCGCACGGTCAGCTTGGAAATGTAAGGGTTGCCCTCAAAAATCACATGCTGTGGCCGCTGCGCCATCACCTCGACGTGGTGGGTCTCGGCCAGCAGCGGCAGCACGGAAGACGCGATCAGGTTATCGCCGATGCCTCCCAGCCGAGCCAGCAGGCACCAGGGCTTCACTCCGGCTTATGCACGACGTGACGGATCTTTCCGGTGGGCAGCTCGACGGAAAATGGTGGTGGCCCGAGACCGGCCAGCAGCATGGGGGTCTTGGGTAAGAGATGCCACACCCCATCATCGGTAATATGCCCCCACGGTAATCCGTCGTCAAAGTCCTCAAAGCCGACCTTCGCATCGCTCGCCATCACGCGCCTCCTCAATGGGTTGCCAATTTGCGCGCGACCTCGCGCGCGGTGCCAACCGCGACGTTCTCATTGGACACATCGGTCGGCTGTTCCCACGCCAGATATATCACGCCCAGGAACGATTCGGGGTTCGGCGGGATCGGTATGCCGCACCCGCGCCGCATGCCACGTTCCGCCAATCGGCGCGCGACGGGGGTTCCCTCCGGCGTCAGGTCGACGCATACCGGACGTCCGTCGAGCACCTCCACCAGCTTTCTCACGTCCGAGGTGTGGTCGATGATCGGCAGGCGCCTGGGCGATGGAATGACGGGCCGCTCGCCGTTGTGGCGGCGGGCGCCGAGAAACCATTGTGAGTTGGAAGACAAATCGACCTGCCAGATCTGCACAAGGTCCGCATTGGTCTCTATTGCCAGTTTCTCCAGCGCCTCCGGCACATCGCTCACGCGCAGTTCCGGCGATGTGGGCGTGAGCCACGCTTCGAATAGTTCGTCGCGTTTGTCGTAGATCAGCGCGCCGATGCCGGCCAGCACAAGCAGTCCGGCAAGGGCGAACGCTTTCCACGGGCGATCGATGAACCGCAAGACGCGGTCAAGTAACCCGGCCACTCCCCGGTGATCGCCCATCGCCGGGATGCCCGGGACGTAGTTACTCGCCAGCCCTCCCGTCGATCACCACCTCGCCCGGGCCGATGACGTGGACGCGGCCCTGGGCTGCCTCCCGCTTCGGCTCTTCGGGCTGCGGCGTCGGCGCCGGCGTCGGTGCCGGCTGCTCGGGTTTCGGCTGCTCTGGTTGGTCGGACATCACGGCTGTCTCCTCAGGTTGCGGCGGATCACCACCATCCCATGCGCGGTCCGCCAAACGCGCCCAGGAGTAGCAGAACGACGATGATCACCAGCACCAGCATCAGCGGGCTGCCGTAGCCCGGGCCGAAATAGCCGGTGCGGTAACCGTAGCCGCCACCGAACAGCAGGAAGATGACGAGGATGATCAAAATCAAAGTCATTGTAGCCTCCCGAAGGTGACGTGCTACAGTCGAGACGCGGCGTCCTTGCCGGGGCGCCGCGCCTCTGACCACCCGATCTGTGGAGAGATCGCATGGCTGTCCCCAGACGTATCATGCCAACGCGTCGCCGACTGCTGCGGCTGTTCGCCTATGACCCGGCGACGGGTGATCTGATCTGGCGCGAGCGCCCGGCGTCGGATTTCGTCAGCGCCGGGGAGGCGAAGAGATGGAACGGTCGCTATGCAGGCAAGGTCGCGGGATCACAGGGGGATTTTGGCTGCTTGGTTACGATTGATGGTGTGAGCTATAAGGCACATCGGATTATCTGGCGTCTGCTCAATCATGGTCTTGTCCCCGACATAATCGATCACCGAGATTTGGACAGGCTAAACAATCGGCCCGACAATATCCGTCCCGCAACGCATTCTCAGAATGAGGCCAACAGAAAGTTACGTCGCAACAACACATCTGGATACAAGGGTGTTTACAAGCACGGGAATAAGTTTGGGGTGAAGATCAGATACAATAGATCAGTTCGCTTTCTTGGATACTTCGACACCGCAGAGGCTGCGTCAGAAGTATATCAGACGGAGGCAGTGCGCTTGCACGGCGAGTTCGCTAGGTATGAGTGAATTATTCGAAACCCTCCAATATGATCCTGCTTGTGCATCTGCAGTTAATTTCGAAACCTGGGTGCGTCCATCGGCCCTCTAAATATGCACCGTCCGCCACGATGTAAATCGGACCCTTTGCACCAGGGCTGTGCTCGCCGCGACTGAAGCTCAAGTGCTCGGGCCTGAAGTGTCCAGGCGCGGTCACGTTCGAATGCATCCACCGCGCCCTCTTGATCCCAGCCTGCATTTGGCGCGCCCGGGTGATAGCGCTACCCATCTTGCTATTCTGATCCCGGGCGATGAAGGCGGCGCGCTTGAGCGGCACGTCGAACTGCTCGTGCAGCTCGCGCGTCATGGTGCGCAGATCCGAGCCTTTCTGCACGTTGCGCATCACGATGCCCTCGACGCGCTGGAGGTGTTCGGCGGCGATCGAGCGGATCAGCCCGACATTCTCCTGCACCGCGCTGTCCATGATCGCCTGCACCTGGGGCGAGACCTTGAACTCGACGGTCCAGCCGGCGTCATCGAGTAGTTGCTTGATGCGGTTGGTGGTGTGCTTCTCAGCCCTGCCGCCCCACTGGCCGGCGACGTCGGGCGCCAGTTCATCGAAGTGCGACTGCCAGCGGTGGCCAAGCTCCTTCATCGTCGCCAGCACCCGCCCGGCGGCCACCGGGTCTTCCTCCCACCGCACGCCGAGCCAGTAGTCGAGCGAGTTGTTCATCCGGTCGACCGACTTGGTCAGCTTGCTGCGGTAGACCGCCGCGACCCCGGCGCTGGGGACGATCGGCGGCAGCACTTTCTTCTGGTCCTGCGGCGGCTGCTGCGCCATGGCGCCCCCAAAGAATTATCTTGACATCATGGGTCAAGACCATTATTTAATACGGGTAACCCCCTCCCAACCCCGAAAGGAGTTCCCCGTGACCTTCGACCCCGACAGCCTGCTCGGCGGCTACACCCAGGCCGAGCTTGAGGCAGCGTTCGCGCTGGTGGCGCCCAAGGATAACTGGAAGCTGCCGATCAACGCGAAGCTGCCCGGCAAGACCACGCCGAGGGAGATCGACAAGATCGCGTTCGCGATCGGCTTCTTCACCGGCGGCGTGGCCACGTTCACCTTCGATGGCATCAGCTACGCCGTGACCGCGCCCGGCTACTACGCCGCTGTGGGGGCCTGACCATGGTCAAGATCGTATTCAACAAACTGCTCGGCGGCTGGCTCGTGGTGCGCGGTCCGCACCACACGCCGCTGTCCGGCGTATTCCCCACCAAGGCTGCCGCCAAGGCATCGCTCGTCCGTAAATAATCTTGACTGCCCAGGTCAACATACATAAATGTGGCGGCATGGCAGATTACATCCACTACGTGGCCGTCAGCGGCGATTATGCGTTCTTCGGCCTGTCCGAGGACCCGGTCGCTGACGTGGCCACCATGCAGCGCGGCTCGCCCGTCCCGATCGATCTGGTCGCGGCCTGGGTGGTGCCGCCGGCGGAGCGTGCCGGCCTGAAGGACCGGCTCGATCGCAAATTCCGCCGCGCCCCGCATCGCGGCTACTGGGTCAAGGTGCCGGAGGACGAGGCGGTCGGCACGCTGCAGATGTTCGCCGCCTACCTGGGCGGCAAGCGCAAGAAGCTACGCATGCGACGCAGCCCCGAGGAGGCGCCGCAACCGATGCGCGCCAGGGCTGTGGTGACGCCACGCGGGCGCTACCCCACCGCCAAGGCGGCGGCAGAGGCCCACGGCATCAGCCGTCAGGCGGCCTGGGAGCGGGCCAATCGGCAGTCCCCCGGCTGGCGGTTCGAAGACGAGGATCGCCCACCGCCGGTGCGCGCTCGCCCTGGCCGGCCATCGAAGGTCGCTTAAAACCCTCTTGACATCTTAGGTCAAGTGTGTTAAGATGGCTTCGCCGCCGGGAGGTGGATCTCCCGACGGCGAATGTTTGGTTCTTTGAGGAAGGTGAAGATGAAGATAATCAACGGCAAGCCCGTTTGCAACCCCGTGCGCGCGATCAAGCTGCGCGACGTGGACCACCCGAAAACCGGCGGCAACCGCTACTGCGGCCCGGCGGTCATCTCGGCGCTGACCGGGCTGGACACCGGCGAGACAGCGGCGCTGCTGCGCCACGTCACTGGCAAGCGCTCGATCAAGGGCACCAGCCACTGGTCGGTGCGCCGGGCGCTGGCGCTCTGCGGTATCGACACGCTGCCAAACGCGCGGGGCGACTTCCGCCCGACCCTGGCGCGCTGGCACCGCTGGGCACGTGAGGCCGGCCTGTTCGCCGATGACGCGGTCTGGCTGCTCGTCGCCGGCAACCACTGGCAGGCGGTCACCGCCCGCCGCTACGTGTGCGGCAGGATCGGCGAGATCGTGTCGATCCGCGACGAGCGGGTGAAGCGGCGCGCCAGGGTGGACGCCGCCTACCGGGTGACGCTGCTCCCGGCGTGACGGCATGGGGCGATCCTTCGGGGTCGCCCCTTTTCTTTTGGAGAAACTCTCTTGACATCTTTTGTCAAGATGATTATATCTCCTGAAGACAACGGAAGACCCCACCAATGACCACCAAGCCCCAATTGACCACGGCCCAGAAGAAGGCCCTGGCCGCCTACAACTTCCGACTGAGGGAAGAAGATCGATACCTCGGCTCGGTGTTCGTGACCCCTACGGGTCAGCGGCAGGTCGAGGCCAAGACGAAGGCCGCCTACGACGCGTGCATCAAGCTCGACATGAGCTGGCAGCACGGACTCTGACAACCCCAAGGAGACCTACGAATGACGACCCCTACCACCATCGTGGTCCGCTACCGGTCGATCGATCGGTTCAGCAAGACCCGAACCTTCAAGACCCTGGCCGGCGCGCAGACATATGCCCAGCGCTGGGTCGGTGAGTATCCCTCGCTGGGCGGGGGCTACGCGGTCAGCGACGACGGCGTCGGCAAGATCACCGTGACGGGCGCCAGCCTGCGCGACCTCTTCCCGGGAGCGGAGTAACAACCCCATGAACGTCAAACAGAGACAGAACATCGAGCGGAGGATCGTCCGTAAGATCGTCACCGACGCGGTCGGCGCCGGCTACACCATCAGCGTGTTCGACTGTGAGGAGTGGACCGTCAAGCGCTCGCAGGACATCACCAAGATCATGCGCGCGATCATGACCACCGACGACGACACGCTGGCGTTCCGCGACGCGGACGGGACCCCGGTCGGCAAGGTTTGGTTGGTGTACGGAAATGACGGTTATGACGTCGTTTGCGACTACACCGCCAATGAGAAGACCGAAACCCTGCTGGCCGGGGCGCTCGCCCTGGCCGGGAAGCTTGAGGAGCAATACGGATGACCAACCCCATGCACTGGACCAATGTCGGCAAGACCAACATGGTCGCCCAGGACGACCTGGGCGCCTTCCAGGCGCGGCTGCAGGCCAAGCTGACCGAGTGGCACGTGCTGTGCCAGCACGTCGGCCCCCCGCCGGAGGTCAGCATCGAGCCGGGCACCAAGTACGCCAGGATCGTGGTCACCAGCCTCGGCCCCCAGCGGTCAGCCTACGGCTTCATCGACCTGACCACCGGCGACCTGCTGAAGGCCGATGGCTGGAAGAAGCCCGCCAAGCACGCCAGGGGCAACATCTACGGCGAGAACCCGCTGGCCGGCTGCGACCAGTATGGCATGCAGTATTTGCGGTAAACTCTCTTGACATCTCTGGTCAAGATGGTTATATTCCCGATGCGGCCCGGAAGGAGTGGCCGCGCCATGACTGACTTTCTCGCCTTGGTGACCACGAAAGAGTTCTTGCTGTTCGTGGCCACCGCATTCTCTTCCCTCAGGCTGGCACTCGGCCTGAGCGGACTGAAGCAGTCCCACGGTTTGCTGTTCGCCTGGACAACCAGCGTCGTCTCGCACGTCGTGTGACGAACCTCCACCCTAACGAAAGCTGAATGACATGAGCAAGATCATCAACGGCATCACCCAGCTATTCCCCGGTAAGACCATCACCACCGTGTGCTACGGCACCAACATCGACGGACACCCGTTCGTGCTGGTCGCCACGTCCGATGGTGACATCGTCACGCTCGCCGCTGGCGGGCAGGCGGTCGATCCCGAATTTCACCTGACGGAGGAGGCGTAGGCCGTGACCAAGAAGTTTCCCGCGACCCAGTATTCGCCTGACCGGTCGCTCGCGCTGGTCCCCCGGCACAACCCTGACGGCAACATCTGGTGGACCCTGCATGTCAGGTCACCGAAGAGCCAGGACTATGTCGCGGTCCAGGGCGGCACCACCGCCTATTGGATGATCGACCTGGGCTTCAACCCCTACGCAACGGAGTAACCAACATGGGTAAATTCACCCTGACGATCGACACCGACAACGCTGCCTTCGCCGAGATGGGCGCGCTCTCCGAGGTCGCGAGGATCTTGCGGGAACTGTCCGATGATCTCGGCGACGACGAGGCCGTCGGCGGAAACCTCTACGACTACAACGGCAACAAGGTTGGTCGGTGGACCAACAAAGGGAGCAAGTGACATGGCCAAGCAACCGACCGCCAAGCAGATCGAGACGGCAAAGCGGAAGCTGGTCGAGCAGATCTACTACAAGAATTGCAGCGGCATGCAGATCAGCGTCCTGAAGATCGGTGCGTTGTTCAAGCTGGCCGGCAAGATGCTGGACGAGGGCGCCGAGCTGCCGGCGATCGTCAACGCGATGTGGGGGTTCGCCGAGAACCCCGAGGCCCGGGTCACGGGGTGACCCAAGGTCGCCCCTCCACTTCAGACGGAGTAACCTTCGTCGCCTCGAAAGGAGGTGACACTATGCCCATCGATACCGCGACCCCGTTCTATGCGAACCTTGATGGTCTGCCAGTGCGGGGCAATTACAGCGAGGCGTGGATCTACGCCGACAACAAATGGCAGAAGACCCACCCCGCCGAGATCAACCACAATGCCCATGTTATGACTCAGGCAGCTTTCGCCGAGATGTTCGGCGAGCTGCCCGATCTGCCAAGTGCGGCGTTCCATTCCGGTGACAAACTATCCAGCACCGGGTGATAGAGCGCCATCATCGCTTCAGCCTCGCGCTTGTGCCCCGCGACATCATCCGCCGCCAGTGCCTGGGCCGCTTGGTAGTGCTTATGGCCGCCCTTCACCTCTTTGGCCTCCAGCATGTCAGGGTGCCATATCTGCACCTCGCCCATCTGGCCGTTGGGGAACTTCACCATCAGCTTGCGATCGAAATAGCCGACCGGTGTGGTTGCCCATCCCTCATCAGCGATCGGGAACCGCTTGGCGAACTCTTTGACGATCGCCTCGGCCTGCTCGGGCTTGGTGACGTTGAACCCGATGCGGGCCGCGTCGGTGATCCTGGCGGGCGTGCGGCCAGGGCGCGCCAGCTTCTCGGCCAGACGTTTGCGCTTCTTGGCGCCCGGGTTCTTCAATTCGGCGCCGCTCATCTTGCCGATCTCCTCGCCGGCCTTGCCCAGCAGGCCCTGGTTCGTCACAGATGATTCCATCAGGGCGTCCAGCGTCTTGCAGCATTCTGCCGCCGCCGTGACCCGGTCGCGCCATTCGGTGGCTGCCTTGGGGCCGTGCGCGACGACCCCCGGTTTATCCTCCCCGCCGCCGCCCTTGGGAGCCTCGCCAGCGGCCTTGCCACCACCGCCGCTACTGGTCCACTCCCCCTTGGGATCGCGCGCCTCAGAGGGGTCGTAGGCGTCGCGCGCGTAGTTCCTCGACCCGAACAGGATGTCGCGACCCATGCGCGCGCCATACAGTGTCATTGGCAAAATCCTCTTGACATCTCGGGTCAGGATGGTGTCCAGCTTCGCCACTAAGATAGGGGATAAACACGATGTCTGATCCGGTTACCCGCAAGGAGTTCGATGAATTGGAAGCCCGCGTGGCGGCGCTGGAGGAGGCGATGGATATCTCCGAGCCGGAGCCGGTGCCGCCGGACCCGACCGAGGGCATCCAGGCCAAACGCGTTGTCGACCTGATCGAGCGGTTCGGGGTGAACACGTTCAGCTCGATGGACGCGCACAATGCCTGGGGCAGTTGGCCGGCGGATTATTCACCACCGTCCACCATCGCGGCGTTGAAGTATCTCGTCGGCGACAGCGGGTTCACCCTGGGCGTTCGCGAGTATCACTATGCCGGTCGCTACGACATGCAGAAGCAGTGGTTTGCGGCGATCCTGACGGAGTTCCCCAGCACGCGGTTCACCGTCTGCCCTGGCGCCAATGCCAGCGTCGCCGATGTGCCCACCATGCTGCAGTTACCGCACACCTGGGTCGAGGGATTGAACGAGCCGAACACCGACTTCGGTTCCGGCGAGGTGCCGTTTGAGACGACCCTCGCCATTCAGGATGCCATCATCGCTGGCGAAGATCATGGCATCATGGGTCCGTCGATCGTGGCGGGCACACCGCATCCCGAAGGCTGGATAACGGGTTACTGCGGGACACCCGAGAACCTCGCGACGCTCAACGAAAAGCTGGATCTCGGCAACGGACACTATTACCCGCCCGCGTCGCCCGACGTGCCCGGCACCGGTTATTCGGTGAACGAGTATGTGGGCGGGCTGTGGAGTGTCTACGGACATGATCTGATCCACCTGACCGAGTTCCATCCCACGTTATACAACGCGCGGGGTTTCAAGCCCGACCAGCTCGGCTGGGACGGCGAACGCGACGCGTATTACACACTATGCACGTGGCTGCGTTGTGCGCAGAACGGCACGCAGGGGCTGTGGTGGTATGCGTTATTCGACTACGGCACCGTCTACAAGTGTGGCCTGTTCCCGCAGAAATACGCCAACGATCCACGACCGGCGGCCACGGCGATCCGCAACCTCTGCACGATCTGCGCTGATAAGGGCGACCGGCATGGTTTCGTGCCCGGTGTGCTGGGTATGGAGGTCACCGGGCTGACCGATGCGATGGACTACGACGTGTATCAGGCGAGCGACGGGCGGTATCTAGTACCAGTGTGGCACGCTGCCGAGGAACTCGGGCAGGGCGATGCGGTGGCAGTAACTTTCGTATTCGGCACGCCCGTGAAAAGCATCAACCTGTACAACCCGCTCGTCGGTGCCGCTCCGGTCGAGACGCGCCACGACGTCACGCATACGACGATCGCTATGTCGCCGGATGTGATCGTGTTGGAGATCCATCCGTAAAGGGAAATGACGATGACCAAGATTCGGCGTCCGGCATTCACGCACTGTATCCAACATAAGTCTGAGACAGACATCCGCGTGCTATACGGCAATAGGATCATCAGCCGGCACTCGACAGTCGAAGCCGCACGGCTTGCCCTGGATGCCATCTTCGCAAGTCGAGCGCTAGACCCTACCTCCGATAATCGACGTTGCCGAAAGAACGTGGCCGATGGCTGACGAGATTGAAGCGCGCGAGGTCTTTCGCGTGGAAGTGCGCGAGGGGCATCATGTCCGGGTAGTCGTATCCGGCGAGATAGACGAGGGCCTGCTGGCCGGCCTGGAAGATTTCATCGCGTGGCGGCGGCGGCTGGCGGCAGACGTTCCTACCCGCGACCCATGATCGACGTCACCGCCGTCATCCTGATCGGCCTGAGCGCCATCGCCATCGGGCTGTCGGTCGGCTTGCTTTGGCGCGAGATGATCCGCATAGACCGGTGGCTGACCAAGCTGGAGCTGGACGTGCGGCGCCTGGAGCGGTCGCCCGGGGTGGCGCAGCGAGAGTTTGATCTGGACCAGCTCATGGAACGCGCCAAGCGGATTGCAGCTCACGGGGTGAACAATGGCGATCACGAATGACGTTACGATCACGGTCAAGGGCAGCGTCGACTTCACTGGCGAGGTCGATGCCACGTTCGTCGTGTCATTGAGCAGCCCGACACCGCCCACACCCACGCCGACACCGCCCACACCGACGCCGACACCGCCCACACCAACACCCACGCCGACGCCTCTCCCCACACCCACGCCCACGCCACCGCCAGATCCCGGTCCCGGGCCGACCGCCGAGCTGTCGGTCTGCGTCGAATACAATGACACCGAGTTTTGGTATCACGCCGACGACGGCATCGACCGGGGCGACTGGATCGATCAGCGCGGCGCGTTCGTGCAGAACCGCCTCGATGCCACCAATGCCGAGTTGCCGGAATTGCGGGTGCAGTTCCGCTGCGATCGCGACGGCACGCGCGACGAGGTCGTATTTGAGCTGGGTGACACCACGGCGGGCACCAAGGCCTACAATATGACCAGCTACACTGCGACGATCTACCGAGGCACCGATGTGCTCGCCACGGTGGATGTGCCGGAGCACTATTGGTATTCGCGCTGGCGCTGGCAATCGAAACCGCGCCCGATCGTTGCGACCACCTTGGAACTACAGGACGCCGACTTGCTGCCGCACTTCGACATGGAGCTGTCAACCACACGCCCGCTGTCGCCGACGCGGGTGTACGAACCGATGGGCTTGGCGGGACTGACCGCCTACGTGCCGAGCACCGGCGAGCGCGACGAGATCGGACTGGTCACAGAGGCGCAAGCAGAATACCTGCGCGGTGACGCGCCGGTGGACTCGCTCATCGCGCAGGCCGAGGCGAGCGGAACCATGCCGTGGCATTATCGCAATGAGGACGGCGGCGCGGTGTTCAATTTCATCGAACACCCGCAGGCGACGCTGTATGGGCCGACCATCCCCTGGATCGCCACGCCGATAACGCTCGACGTCGCGCATGAGCCTGATCTTGGCTACGTGCCGTTCTTGTTGACCGGCGATCCGTATTACTTGGAGGAACTACAATTCGCGGCAACATATAATGTTCTCGCATCAAATCCACAATCACGCGGCAACTACTGCATCGGGTTCGCGACCCGCGCGCACGCATGGGCGTTGCGCACTTTGGCACACTGCGCGCGTATGACACCCGACAACGCACCCGCTTGGGTGCAGCCACGCGCGTATTGGAAGGACTGGCTTGATGGTAATCGCGACTGGATGTTGAACCGCTATGTGCATCCGACAGCGGCACCATTCACCGCGTCGCCTTACACGATACTGCACTACATGGCCGATGCGACCAACTCGCCGGGCAGCAGCACGATGCCGGCGGGCACAGTCTCGCAGCAATGGATGGAAGATTATGAGGCGGCGGTATTAGGCCATGTCGTGGCGATCGGTTACGGCGATTGGCTGCCGATCCTAGAGTGGAAATTGGCCAACAGCATCGCTCGCACCAATGGCACAAGCGGCTGGGTGCGCGCCAAACCAACGCCATACAACGTCGCGCTGCGTGCAACGGACAAGTCACCCTACGTCCAAAGCTGGCAGGAGTCGTGGGATCTGAATGTCACGATGCAGCCGGACATCGCAGAGTTCGATGACCCCGACATCATACCGGCTGGCGACTCTTTGGTTTACGCGTCATACACAATGTCCGCGCTGGCGATCGCGGCGGCGCTCGGCATCGAAGGAGCAACCGACTGCTACGAATGGCTGCGTTCGCAGCTCGTCGCGAATAGCGATACCAAGACCTACGTCGATCGCAAATGGTCTATGGGATCGCTGGATCACGTGTAATGCTGATCTCGCTCGGCCTCGCCGGCTTAGGCGCCGGCGGCATCATGGTGATGGCGTTCGTGCTGGTCTATCTGGTCTCCGCGCGCTAGCTCCCGCGACGAACAAATCTTCTTGACGTTTCGCGTCAGGATAATTATGTTCGCTGCAACATAATGGAGCACTGACGATGAAAGATCCCACCGAGGCGGCGCGGCGCCGGATGGTCGAGACCGACGCCCCGGCGCGGGATCTGGCCGCCCATACCGGGGAAACCTGGAACACCGAGGAGCTGCGCCGGGATTTCGATGTGATATGCTTCCTGGCGCCGTTCGTGCTGGTGCGACGCAAGGCCGACGGCAAGACCGGTGCCTTGGAGTTCACCCATCGCCCCCGCGTCTACTTCGACTGGCAGGAGGATCGCTGATGGCCACGCTGGACGAGGATCACGTCGTCGGCTTGCTGCGCGCCGCCGGCATGGAGGTCACCCGGGAAAACTGGATCGGCGCGGCCTACGGCGACGAGGTGCCGGACCCTTGGAGCATGGAGGATGAGCTGAGCCTCCCCGAGGAGCTGCAGGACTGGTCGAAGGTCGCGACGGACGATGACGAAGGGGTAGAGGGTGCCTGACACTTTGATCTATGACGGGCGCGCATAGCTACATGGCCAGCCTCCCTAACCGATACGTCCCCCTCAACGGGCCACGGGTTCCCGCTCATTGGACGCCGGCATGGGCAAAGTCAGTCAGGCTGAAAGTGTTTAATGACTAAGGTTGGCCGCGCCCACCCTACGCATTCCCCGCCTTCTTCGCCGTCTTCGCCCGCTTGGCGCCGCGCAGCTTGCGCGCGGCCTTGGGCTTAGGCGGCGCCGGCAGGCCGTCCTCCGGCTTGTCCACGCCACCGGCCAGCTCCCAGATCGCCTGCTGGGTCCTGGCGAGGTCGCGCTCGCCGGCGTGATACTCGCGCCACAGCGCCCGCACACCGCGCACGGTGTTTTTCGTCATCCGGCTGTCGAATAGCTTACGCTTCATCTCCCAGGTGACCGACTGCAGCACGCGCGGTGCCACGCCCAGCTCGTCGCCCAGCTCGCGGTAGGCGTCGCCCCAGAGCGGGTAGGTGCCCTGCGAGCCGGTGGTGCCCGAGCCGCTGGCGCCCTCAAATCCGACCTCGCGCTTGTCCTTCTCCGGCGAGGTCTTGAGCGACTGCGCCACCGAGGTGCTGAGCGAGGTCGACGGGAACAGCAGCGCGGCACCGATCGCGTGGGTGTCCATGGTGACGTCGCCGTTGGTCGCGGGCGGGTCGAGGATGTTGTTGTAGAACGAGCGCACCTTGTGCAGGTCGCCCATACTGAGGCTGATCGCCTCGCGGTTGCCGCCGGATTCCAGCGCGGTGATGGCGTTGCTGATCGAGTTCAGGTTCTGCCACGCGTTCTTGGCGCGCGAGCCGTCGAGATTATACCAGGGGCCGAGCACCTTGCCGTCCGGCGTCAGCCGGTTGTAGCCCTGCGCCGGATCGTGCGCCTCGTCATACGTCCTGATCCACATCGCCTTCTCGGCGGGCAATTGCAGCTCGCCCAGGGTCTTGCCCTGGACGCGCGCCAGCAGCGGGGCGTAGTCGGGCTTCGCCCAGATCTTGCGCGCCTTGGCGCTCATCTCCTCGGACCACGCGGTGTCCTGGTGATGGAAATAGATGTCGAGCAGCGCGTCGCCCTGCTTGACGTTCTGTGCCCACAGCTTCTGCGGTGACAGCGCTGCGTAGACGCCGGCGGCGCTGGCCAGCGGGATGTCGTATTCCTTCGCCTTGGCGGCGGCGAAGTCATGCGCGCCCTCATACCATTTCGGTCCCTGCTCGCGCAGGCCCGACGGCGCGTGCTCCCACAGGAAGCGCAGGTTCGACTTGGCGAGGTCGATCGCCGCGCGCGCCATCTCCTTCGGCGACTTGCCGGCCAGATCGGCCTCGCGGAGCTGCGGATAGGCGTTGGGGTTCTGCAGCAGCTTCATGTTGGCCTTGAAGACCCGCTCGTCCTCTTCCATGCCCTTGAGGTCGGCGCGGCGGTATTTGTCGCCCTCGACGGCCTCGACCACGGTCGGGCGGCGCGTGGAGATGGTCGCGGGATGGCTGCCCTCGGCGACCCCGGGCAGCGGCGTGGTGGTCTCTTCCTTGGGATACTCGGTTATTTCGAAGGCTTGGCCATAGGTAGGCCGTATGCTTTTCCAGACGTCGGCAACGTCCGGAACCCCAGAGCCTTTAATGATTCTGCCGTAGGCGAGCTGGGCTTCGTGTCGCTGTTCTTGTCCGGTGGTTCCGGGGTTGTCGCCGACGAGGAACTTGGCGCGTCCGGGTTGGTCGGTGGGGGTTGTGCCATAGCGCTGCGCTGCCTTCGCGACTGCCTGAGATGTTGCCTCGCCGCTGTCGCCCATGTCGACGGCGTAGATCGTGGCACCCTCTTGTGTGGGAACGATGGTGTGGAATGCAACACCGTCTTCCAGCAGATCCTGATGGATCTTCTCCACCGAGCCGGTGGCGTGGAAGCTGTAGAGGTGCTGGTTGCCCTCGCCCTCTTGGAACACCAAGGCGTCCTTCTGGTTCGCCAGATGCGCCTTCATCGCGGTGGCGACCTCGATCTGCTCCCAGCTCGCGCCATCCATCTCGGTCATCACGCTGTTCTCGGCGCCGTCCGACCACGCGCCGATCGCCGGGTGGCTGGTGCTGGTCAGCCCGAGCTTCTGGTCGATCTCGCGCGACGCGGTCTCCAGCAGGCGCTGGCGCTCTGAATGCAATCCCGCCGAGGCCTGGGAGAGGTCAAGGTGCTCGGCGACCGACGGCGAGTAGAACTCCACCGCATGGTGCGCCGGCGGCGGTGTAGCTGCGACTGTAGATACCGAACGGATCGGCGTAGGCGTAAATGTGGGCGTAGATGTGGGTGTAAATGTGGGCGTAGATACAGCACGGGCCGCCTCGGTGGCGGTGTGCCGCTCTGGCGCGGCAGCGGGCGCAGCATGCGCGGGCGCCTCGGCTTTCGGCTTGGCGCCACCCCCACCCGGGCCGAACTCGCCGGCGTTCTCCGGCTGACCGCGCGGGTGTTTCGACGGGTCCCACTCGGCGTCCTGCGCGTGCTGGGCGCCAAGCCTCTCCCACACCACCTGGGCCGATGGCGCAGCACTGCCGCCCGCCTCAAATTCGCCGCCACGGTCGCTGAGCGAGTAGTTGCCGGCGTCGAACACCGCGACCTTGCCGCGCCAGACCTCTAGGATCTCGTCCTTGCCGACCGCGCGATTGACGCCGATCTCGCTCTCGCCGGTGCCCTTTACCCGGGTCTCGTGCTCTGGGTCGACGCGCTTGGCGACCATGACGTAGCAGGGCTTTTCGAAGGTCGGCTTGTGCTCCGGTGGCGCAAAGCTGTTGGCGTAGCTCTCCGCCTGATCAGGCTGGGACGACCAGTAGGTCAGGCCTTCCTGGCCGGCCATGTTATAGTCCGACACCGATTTGATCTGGCCGGTCTTCTGGAAGCTGGCGAACTCGTCGGCATCCATGCCGCGATACATATGCTCGGGGTTGGCCTCGATCGGCAGCTCGCTCGGCAGATCGCCCTTCACCGTGGCGATCTTGCGCGCGATCAGCGGCTCGTCCGGGTTCAGCGTCTCGACCTCGGCCAGCGCCGGATCGTATTGCGCGGTGTGCCGGCCCTCGTTGATGGTGACGATGCCCTTGGTCGGCTTGGCGGTGACGATCACCTCGTAGCGGTCACCGGATTCGAAGCCGCTCTTCTTCGCCTTGGTCGCGGTCATCTGGTAGCCGCCGCGATCGCTCAGGTTCTTCAGCTCGCGCGGCAGCTTGCCGTCGGGCAGGCCGGTCACACCATGGCCAGCGGTGGTCTTGGCGGCGCCACCGCCGCCTGGGCCGAACTCACCGGCATTCTCGGGTTGGCCACGTGGGTGCTCGGACGGGTCGAACGCGTCCATGGTGAAATCGATCGCGCCGTCCTGGCCCATCTTGATATGCGCCCGGTCGTTGCGACCCATATGCACGTGGATTTGCGCGTTCGGGTCGCTCGGGATGACCCTGATATGGCCGCGCCCCGGCACGTCGCCGCTGAGATCCTCGTCCTCGTCGCGCCCGCCCTTGTTGGGGTTGGGCGGCTTTGGCGATCCCGCCGGGCCGAGCTTGCCGGCACCGCTGGAAACCGGCCCAGCGCTGCCACCAGCCGGCGCGCTGGTGCCCATGCCGTGCGGGGCCGGGCTACCACCACCACCGGGCGCGCCATGCCCGCCACCGCCGCCTGGAGGCGGCACGCCGACCCCCTCGCCGCCCAGCGGGTCAGGCTCCTGATTCGGTGGCGGCGGCGCCGGGGTGTCGAGGTCGAGGCCCTGATACGGGCTGTCAGCCTCGGCGGACAGCCGCTGGCGGATCTCGTCGGGGCTGAGCACGCCGGCGTTGATATAGACCGCGTCGATGTCGGCCTGGGTTTTCTCGGCGGTGCTCTCCTCTTCCTCCGACAGCTCGCGCAGCGGCTCCCAGGCGTGGGTGATCGACGGATCGATCTCGCCGAACAGGTGAAGCTGCATCACCTTGAGGATGGTGGTCAGGTTGGCGTCGTAGAACGACCCCTGGGCCGCGTGGATGAACTGTGCCCAGACCTGCAGCTCGCCCTCGCTGGTGGCGTTCAGCCCGCTGGGAGAAAT